AATGTAGGTTTTGGTCAAGGCACACAAAGAGATGAGTTTGGAGTTTTTACAGGTGGTAAAACATTATTCGGTGATACCACAAGTTATGGTGAAAGAATGCAAGATAAATTAAACGATCTTGAAGGTTTCTTTGGTTCAAGAATAGAAGGTTTTGATATTAATAATTTAGATGCTGAAACTCTTGATAAAATGAAAGACATAAATGGTTTCTACACAAAACAAATACAAGCTTATAAACAAAGACTTGCAGTTGATAAAATAAATAAAAGAACACGAGACGCAGTTGAAGCACAAAGAATTGCAGAAGAATTAGCAGCAGCCGCTGCAGCAAAAAACAAAGCCGCAGCTTTAGCAGCAATTCAAAAACAGGGACGGGCAGATTATAATCCTAATATACACGGACCAGTTAATTACGGAAAAGATAGTCAAGGTAATCAATCTTTTGATTCTGGAATGGGATTTGGTATTGGTTCAGACGGCGGTCCAGTCAGTAACAAAAGTGGCAAAGGAAGAACTGGATATTCAGAAGGCGGCCTCGCTACGATGTTCACTAGGAGGCGATAGTGCGACCTAAAATATTTAAACCAAATGTAAAAAAATTTTACGAGGAAATTTATTTAGATCCTAATTCATTATTTAATAAATTTAGAGTCGGTGTAAAAAAAGGCGATGTCGCTTTTTCAGGATCCTTTGAAGAATTATCTTCTCAACAAAGAAACGATCTAGAAAGATTAATGAAGAGATATAAACAATTTCTTCCTACATTTAAAAAAATTCAAAAAGGTGGTCTAATAGATTTAAAAGAAGCTGGAGAGTTAATAGGTTTACCGGAAAAGGTTAACGAGAAAGGAAGAGTCACAGGTGGATTAAGAATGAGAGTTGTGGAAGCAGCCACAAGAACAAGTAGACCCACACCAACAGCTACAAAGTTTTTTAATAATGTTTTAAAGAAAAAATTAAAATTACAAAAAATAGATGTGGGTCAAGGGCAGCCCACATATTTTATAAAAAAACCAAATGCTCAAGAAATAGATGTTTTAAAAGATTATTATTTAGTTAGTGGTGGCACTAAAGGAGGACTAACAGATGAAACAATTGATTTAATAAAAAATTTTCACAGCAATCCTAAATATAAAAAATTTACAAATAAAGGTCAGGTCATACCTCAAGAGTTATTACCTAAAAATCTTACAATAAGTCAAGCAGCTTACGCACAACATAAATTAGCTCAAATTTATAATGGTAAAAAATTTCCTAATACAGATATTAAAATACCAACAAATAAAACAGCGGCAAAAAATTATGAAACGCTAGTTGCAAAAATGCCCTACAATAATCCTTATAAAATGGCTCAAACCAAAGCTGCAATGGATACCATTACAGAAGAGTTAGGAAAAAATTATTTTACCATTGATGATAAACAAACAGATATGGATTCTCTTCGAAGAAAAATTAAAAGATTATTTTTAAAAGAAAAAATTCCTTTTTATGATAAAAAAAGTAAAAATCCTTTTGGAGTCAATATAAATGAAATAGTAGGAATAACTGCAACATCTAGAGTTCCTGGAGCTGCTCCTTATTCACAATTTATAAATTTGTTAGAGGGTAAAGTTAATCAAGCAGATTATGGTTTGTTTCAAAGAACTTTTGAAAATTATTTAAACAGAGTAACAGATGAAATAGCTAAAGGTGATGATGGTAACCCCTTAAAAGTAATTAGAGAATATAATAAATTTACTAAAGGATATGTAAATAAAATTAGTGATCCTGCTGCAAGACAAACTATCAAAGAAATAGGATTTCCTACTTTAAGTTTACAAAGTCCAGAAAAAATTTATGGAGCTAAAAGAATAAAACAACTTTCAGAATTAGGTTTAGATTTACCTGGTGCTTATGAAAAAATGGGTTTTACTATTGGAGTGCCAAAAGGCACAGCCACATTAAAAGAAGTGGCTATGAATCCTAAAATTTTTATAGACCAAGCTAAAAAAGTTTTAATAAATCAAGTTGCAAAAAATCCATCTAAATCTTGTGAATTAATTTTAAACAAAGCTACAGGCGGGATAGCAACCACTTGTTTAGAAGCAATTAATAAAGATCCTGTGGGCTCTGCAGAAAAATTATCTGAAATGGAAGCAAAGTCTGGACCTTTAGAAGAAATACAAAAAACTTCTAAAAGAATAGTTGACTTTGTTAAGACTGGACAATTAACAACCGCGGACAAATTACCAAGACCCGATGATGCAAAACTAACGGATACATTTAAAGAAACAAATTTAAGATGGAACAATGATGTCGGTGCATTTGAAACTACCAATGGTGATATCGCATCACAATCTGATATTAAAAAATATGCAGCAGATAATCCAATGGAAGTTAAAGTTGGAGAAGAGCCAGTCAAAACTGCAACCAATAAAAGTGTTTTAGCTAACGTTGGTAAAGCAATGGCAAGAATTGGAGCTCCATTACCAGTTGCTGCAATAGATTCATACTTTATAGGTCAACAAGTAAAAGAAGGTAAGGGCACAGCAGAGATTGCAAGCAATCCACTAAACTGGTTGGGTCTTGCAACTATGGAGCCATTAGCAAAAGCTAGTGGAATAGCAGAGGGTGGTGGTTTAAACAAAGCATTGAGATTAGGATTGAATCCTGCTACAATTAGGGGTATAACACGATTTGCAGGTTTACCGGGACTTGCAGTAAGTACAGCTATGACTGCATATGACCAGTATCAAAAATATAAAGATGGAGAGGGATTTATCTTCAACTTATTAAACCAAAAGGGAACCGAATAGATGCCAATAGATAAACCAACTCCAAACGTTTCAGAAACTGTTGTTGAAGTTCCAAAACAAGAAGAATTAATTGAAGAAAAAGAAAAGATCATTGAAAAGAAAAATCAAAAAGGTAATGTAGAAGTTACTATGGATGAAGAGGGTGGTGCAGAAATTGCATTTGACCCTAGTGCGATTACTGAAGAAGGTGGCCAAGATCATTTTGAAAATCTAGCAGACTTTTTAGGAGATGATGTTTTAGAACCATTAGGTGCTAAAATGGTAGATCATTATAACGAATACAAAGAATCACGTGGTGATTGGGAAGACACTTACAAAAACGGTTTAGATCTTTTAGGATTTAAATTTGAAAGAAGAACAGAACCTTTTAGAGGTGCATCTGGAGTTAATCACCCTGTACTTGCTGAAGCGGTTACACAGTTTCAAGCACAAGCTTACAAAGAATTATTACCAGCTGATGGTCCGGTTAGAACTCAAATTTTAGGAGCAGTTGATACTGCTAAAGAAGAACAGTCTAAACGTGTTAAAGATTTTATGAACTATCAGATTATGGATCAAATGAAAGAATACGAACCAGAGTTTGATCAAATGCTTTTTTACCTCCCTCTATCCGGTTCTACTTTTAAGAAAGTTTATTATGACGATCTTTTAGGTAGAGCCGTATCAAAGTTTGTACCTGCGGATGATTTAATTGTTCCGTATTCAGCAAACAGTTTAGAAGATGCAGAGGCAGTAATTCACGTAATTAAAATTTCTGAAAATGATTTAAGAAAACAACAAGTGGCAGGATTCTATAGAGATGTAGAATTAGGATCACCACCTGTTGTAGAAAATGAATTACAAGATAAAAAATTAGAACTTGAAGGAATTGCTAAAGATGGTCAAGAAGATCAATATACTTTGTATGAAGTTCACACTAATTTAGATTTAGAAGGTTATGAAGATATGGGAGGAGATG